TTGTGTTCCGTTGTCTGAATCAGGTGTCCCAAAATATTCTGGGAACCGGCGGCGCATTGTGTTGTCAATCGCTTGCCAATATTCATCTGACCCTACAAACCCTACACCGCGTTCAAACTGAAGCTTTTGATGTAAGCCTAAAGCTGACGCCGTCATTTCCGAGTCTTTCCCCCACCAAGCATTTTTGCGTTGCCATGATAGGGTTTTCTCGTCAGGGGCAGGGACGTTGGGTTTATTTTGCTCAATATTTACATTATTGTCAACTACAACAGCTTTTGGGCGATAGTTGCTAACCTGTTGTAGCTTATATGTAGCATCGGAAATCTTTTGCTGGGCGTCTAGTACTTTATCTGAATCGCCTGAATCATAAGCTTCTCTGTACGCTCGCTTAGCAATTTCCATCTCAAGTTCAGCGGCTTGCTTATAAGTATTAACAAGCGTTTGCTCACCCTGATTAAGCGTGTTTTTGAGAGCGTTGTTTTCTTGTACAAGTCGTTTTGCCAAAGTAACAGCTTCGTTTTGCTGACGTGTAGCATTTTCCTTTTCTCGACGCTCGTCATGCCAAACCTTTTTCAACTGCTTTAGTTTGGTTTTAACTTCGTCTGAGTATTGGTCAAGCTCGTCTAACTCAAGCCGTTCTACAATCTCTTTAGGTAGGGGGGTTCGATTACGGTCCTCTTCAGGCGTATCGTCTTCGATCTCAATATCTACGCTAGGTTTAGATTTAGCCTCAACTTCAGACTGTTCATCACCTTCAACCTCGAATTGGAAATCGTCATCTTTGAGTTCATTTTGTGCGTTCATGTGCGCTCCTATGCTCTACTAATACCACGGGGGTCTTCAACAATACCCTCAACAGAATCATCATTGATGATCCTAAACTCCCGTCCGTGAATTTTGACTCGTGTACCCGCGTGAGGTCTGACCAAAATAAAGTCTCCCTCTTTACACCAAACCCCGCTGGGAAACCGAGTTGCATCTTTATAGCAATCCGGCCCTAACTTAACGACAAATAAAACAGTGGTGAGTATTTCCTCGTGATGAATTGCTAGATCAGATTTAATAATCCCACTTTCGTACTTGTCCTCAATTTCAGGAATTGCGCATAATATGCGATACCCAGAAGGTTCTGGTAACTGTTTGGCTTTTCGTTCTGCGGTAGCACCCAAGTCCACCGCGCCAATTACTTGCGGGTTATCGGGGTTTGTACCGATAAGTATTTCACTCATCTAATTCCTCCATACGGTCTGCTGTTTCAGTGACAATGTTGTTAGCGATCATCAACCCACGGATAACTCCGCAGGTATATTTGTACTCACCGTGGTCCTTAGCCCTACCTAGGCCAAGATCTGTAGAAAGTATCTCTTGCTCTTCTTGGAGCTTAGTTGTGAGATACCTTAATAAGTCAGCGTTCATTCACTTTCCTTTGGAGGTTGCGGGCGTTGTTGCATAGCTTGTTGGGCTTGTTGGGCTATACGCGCCTTTTCAACTTCTACACGCTCTGCGTCAATCGTGCTCTTAGTTAACTCTCTACCGATGTCCATACCCAGTCGCACACCAGCTTCCTGTTGTGATGCAGAAAGTTCAGCTTCGTTAACAGCTAACTTAGCCCCAGTCTGTAAGCCAGCAATCTGTTGTTGCGCTGCGATACGCTCCCGCTCGACGGCAATACGATCCGCTTTTTCAGCGGCAGTAATAGCCAACTGCTTCTCTTTGATCTCAACTTCTTTCTGTTTAATCTGAAGTTCCATCTGTTGCATCTGCACAATTGGATCGTTTTGAGCTTGTTGAGCTTGTTTAGCCTGCATTTCAGTCTTGTTTTTCTGTAAGACTTTGTCAGCGGCGGCGGCAGCAAGTCGAGAAATCTCAAGTTCAGTAGCTTCATCCATCTCAGCATCAGGACCGGGATATGGCACACCAGCAGCTTCTTCAATCTCTTTACGGTATTGGAAAGCCAAGTGTTCTTGTACGTGTGCGGCAAACGCTGCACCCATAGCCTGCGCATTGGGGCTTTGACCAACCATTTGTTGCATCTTGGGATCTTGGGCCGCTGCCATGTGAACAGCGATGTGGGCTTCGTGATCTTGATAGATAAACGCTTTAACAGGCTTGCTGTTAATCAAGTCCATGTTCTCTGAAACAGGATCTCGTGGTTTATAGTCGTCCTCCACTGGCACCAGCTTAGCTGCATTCTTGATTCCTAGTACCTCCAGCATTTGACGATGGAGGTAGGGTAGGTCGTAGAGTTGAGGTGCTGTCTGGGCCAACTGGAGGACTGCTTGATACTGTACTACTTTTTGAGACATCGTGGCAGCATTTGGGTCAGATACAGGTATAACTTCTACCATGTCATAGTCCGCCCGCTTAGCTCTAGGGGTTTCTCCTACCGGCTCGTAACTGTATGAATCATCGGTGTGATCCCGAATGATCTTCTTAAGTAATCGAAACTCTTGTTTCATCGAATAGTGGATACGTGCTTGCACCGCCGACATTACTTTAAGGGTACGTTCCAAAATAGCTAACGTCGTACCAACTGGGGACTGTGCTGACATGTCAGACACTTTTAAATCAGCCGCGCTAGCGAACCGACGTCCCTCATCGACAATTGTACCCAACAGCGCAAACAACACTTGGCTAGGCTCTTTATAGGGCAGTGGCATGATATTGTCGCGCATAGTCCCGCTAGCCACATCTACATCTCTAAACTCGCCGGGACCGATTGGAGTGTCATCACCCTTGATCCGCATACCCTTTGTTTTAAAACCGCCGGGCAAGTTAGACAGCGTACCCGCATCAACTAATTGTCGGATCAGTGATGTACCTGACTTAGCAAACGCGCCAATTAAGTGGATCAGTCCAAACGCATAGAAGCCAAATCCCGGCACATATGGGTAATGTACGAAATGGTTGCGTTTTTGTTTGTTCCGGTCGTCTTGGTTCCAGTTGCGCCGAATTGCCAAGACAGTCTCTGAGGATTTATCAATAGTAACTACATAAGGCAACGCTATGCCCGTAGGCTTGTCGTCAATCTCATCTTCATAGCCGGGCAGGTCTAAGTTGATGTGCACTTCTAGGATCTTGTAGCGGTCGTCCGTTGTTGCTCGGAACCCCATCTTCTCAGCGATCTTCTTCTCGATCTCATCGAATGTATCTGTTGGATCACCTAGCTCGACATCTCGGTAGAACCCACTAACTTGGAGCTTGCGCATATCATTAGCTGTCTTACGCATCACGTGTGTTACGCGCTCGGCTGTCTCTAGATTACTCGCGCCATAGGGCACCACAATATCTTCAGCCGTAACATACATAGACACTTGACGGTCTAGTGATGGGTCAAAATACACTTTCTTGAACGCATTACCCGACAAGCCCAAGCCCCACAACATGCGCTCATGCTCAGGGCGGTACTCCACCATACGTTCGGTCAGCTCGTAGTTCATGTCGTTCTTTACACGTAACGAGGCTTGTTCTTTGTCCCGAGTTTCTTGACCAATAATTTGCGTCTTAACAGGGCCTTGCGCCGGAAACGTTTCCATCATTGTCTCGGCTTGGAACTTAACCAACGCTTCTGACAGCAGGGGGTGATACACACCACACGCACCGGGCCAAGGTTCTGAACGCTCTTCAATCTGCATACCTAACAACTCAAGGCCGTCTACATAAGTCTGCATCCAGTCGCGGCGAGCGCTAACGTCTTCTTCGTACTCAGCGATAATGTCACTAGCTAACTCTGCTAGGTCATCTTCAGAAATAAAGTCTGCTAAGTTAGAGTCAAAGTCCGCCTCATCCTCGTCTTCAGGGGTAAGTATGATCTCCATGCCGTCTGCCGTAATAGTGACGTTCTCTGGATCTTCGATCTCGATCTCAATGTCTGGCTCCCCCATCATACCCATCAGGTCTTCTTCGCTTAACCCTAGCGGAGCTTGATTTAGTGCTTTATCAATGTTAGTTGCCATGTCTTATCCTTTCCTTTAACTTTTCAGTGCTTTCGTTGTAAGAGGCGGTGTCGTCTTTAGCTACCCAGTCGTTTCCGACAAACTTTGGAGCCACTCCGTTTAACCATCTCTGAATAGAGATAAAAGTGCCCCCGCGTTTTCCAAACATACCGCCGTGCCAAGAGTTTGGATGAACCCTTAAAGGTTCGTTTACGGTTAAATAGTTTTTGTCGATGTTTGAATAGTCCCCACTGCCATCGTTCATATAGTTGTATAGCGTGCCTTCCAGTACAAAATCTATATCCCCAGCAATGTAATCTTCATAGCTGTCCACATTGGGGTGTATGTGAGGGATTATTATCGAGTTGGGCTGAACTATAAACATCTCAACCTGATACTCGCCTTTTCTGTAAAGCGTTACCCCAGCGGTATCACCAGCATGGACCACTCGGTCCTCATACGGGTTTATATTTATTTCTCTAGTGTTTCGCCACCAGTGCATAAACTCTGTAAGTTCGTCTTTCATTTAGTAATGTCCTTAGTAGTAGGCGGCTGCTCTGCGGCGAAAGTTTTTAGGCTCATCTTCGTAGTCAGAAGCCAGCCGTATGAATCCACCCCGTCTAAATCGCATCAATGCTTGCGACATAGAGTCAACCAAATCGTCATGCTCGCCCGACGGAAACGACGCTACCTCTTCCACCAGCTCTTCAGCCCACCGTCTATTAGGCACCCATACTCGCCCCGAGGCAAACAAGTCTGCTACTGAGTTTAACCGCGCAATCTTGTCGTTACCTTTACTTGGCGTGTATTCCTGAACCGGTATACCCATGGCACGAAGCTCAAACACCAGAGGCGCACCTGCGGCTTTAGCCTCAACAATCAGTGAGTCAGGCTCCCAGTCCATATACTGCTCGTAGGCCACGCGTTTAAGTTCTGGAAACTCCATACGTCGCTTAAACGAGTTAAGTAAGATGATATTAGCTTGTTCCATACCATTTTCGTCAGGCTGGTAGAACACCCCCCACGTCGTACACGCAGAATAGTCAGCCCGTTGGTGCTTTAAGAACGCGGTATCCCAAGACTGTATTGAAAATTCACAGTGAGGTGGGTCATCATGCTCCCACAACTTCCACCACTCCCGTTTAACGATAGCCGACACGTCTGATGTCGGTTGCTGCATGTACTGAGCCATCCACTTGCCGTTAGGCAGTTCTTCACGAAGGGCTTCTAGCTCGGCAAACGACCAAAACTCAGGCCACAGTGGACTTCCCGACGGTAAAATGGCAGGAAACTCGATTACTTCCCACTCTTCACCACTTCTTTGGGCTGCTGCTTTGAGCACTTGCCCTGTTAGGTCCTTTTTGGACCATCTTGTCATCACAACAACGATAGACCCACCCGGTTGTAGTCGCTGTCGAGGCCCTGATGTGTACCATTCGTAGGTTTTGTCGTAGACCTCGGGGTTTGTTTCAGCTAGGGTCGCCTCTTGTTCTGAGTGAGGGTCGTCAATAATGAGTAGATCAGCACCTTTACCCGTAACCGCACCGCCCACACCAATAGCGAAATACTCCCCGCCCTTGTTGGTGGCCCATCGACCAGCAGCTTTAGAGTCAGATTGTAGCGATACGTCTTTAAAAACGTCTGTATAAGCATCCGCATCGACTAAGTTCCTCACTTTACGACCAAAACCCACTGCCAGCTCTGCTGTGTGGGAGGTCTGAATGACTTTCTTTCCGGGGAAATTACCTAGAAACCAAGCCGGGAGCAGGTATGACGCAAACTCACTTTTTGTATGACGAGGCGGCATGTTGATAATCAGGCGTTTTACTTCCCCTCTAGCTACTCTCTCGAACGCCGCAGCCATCTTAGCGTGATGGGCACCGTGAATAAAATTAGGCCAGACGTGATTAACGAACGTCATGAAGTCGGTTTTGGCTTTTGTCGTAACTTGGAGCGTATCGCGCTCTGCCAGAAGTTGTCCGATCTTTGCTCGGATGTCGGCAGGAAGCTGATCTTTAATCGCTTTGAGTTGATCTAGTCTCTGCGAATCTAACATCGTCATCCTCCTCTATCTTGTCCACC